ATCGCCGCTTCCATTGCCGACACTGCCGTTGACGTATTCGTTTACGACACCTCGAAGGACAGCGACGGTGGTGCATGGCGCAAGCGCACGCAAGCTACAAGCTGGTATAACGAAACCTTGAACACTGCGACCCGTGGTTCTCGCCGTGAGTTCCCTGCGGTTGCTGTGATTGTGTTAGGTGTGGGAAACGAAACGCTTGATATTTATGATGGTGATGATCCTAACTTACCTTTGTGGTGGGCCGCCACTTCTACTAACATGGGTGGATTTGCACTACGGGGAGGCACTTCCGTAGAAATGAAAAATGGCTTAATGATTGTAGGCCAAAGTGATAGCACAGCTTCTGACTATGATGGCATTCGTGTACTAGACTTCATAAGAGATGAAGGTTTTTGGTCATGGAATGGACTTGGATACGCTGCTTACGTTTCAGTAGGGGGTTTAAAATCTACTGGGACAGTAAGAACAGGTGATACCGTGTGGCCTTTTCTTATAAACGTAGGGCAGTTCCTTGTTGATGAAGAAATCAACGATGTAGCCATGACCGTGCTACCCAACGCCCCGATTGACCCTGCGACTGGGCTTCCTGTGCCTACGATTGCAGTGGCGACGGATGGTGGTTGGAGCCAGATTTCAGACGATGGCACTGTATATGACTTTGTGTTTAGCACTAATCCTAAAGTTACTAATATTTCGTTCAAGAATGATACCACTATTGCATGGAACGGCGATAGTAATTTATTTAGCTTTGACCGTGGTTATTTTGAGGCTCCTCTACTTACCTCAGACCTTACAGCACAATCTGTAACTACTTTTAATGGCAGTGTTTCTTATGAATATGGGGCAAACACAGCGACTCGTTATCCAAGCCCAATAGCAGGCTCTACAGATACCACTAACTTTTCAATTCCTAACGCCTTTGGCAATATAAACGGTTTGTCTTTGTATGATGGCTTGTTTGAAAACAGAGTTACCTCATCTGGAAGCACAGGGATGGTTGCGTATGTTGCAAGTGACTATGCTACAGGTTGGCAAAACGGCGCAATCAAACTAGCCACCTTGTCCGACACGGATGATACCGATCTGGTTGGGTCTGGTGAGTTGGTGACGAATGGCACGTTTGATACGGATACTGATTGGACGAAATCAGGTGGGGTTACAATTAGTGGTGGCTCTGCTAACTTGACTTCTGTTGCGGCTGGCACAAATGCCTTGGGTCAATTAATCTCTGGCTTAGAGGTTGGTCAGACTTATTCTGTTTCTTCTGAAATAACTTCTTTTACGTCTGGGTCGCTTGGTATCTGGGTAAATGGAACAACTCTACCGATTGACTACCGCACATCAACGGGAGTGGCGACAGCAACTTTTACAGCGACATCCACATCTCACAATCTTTATGTCCGAACAAACAACACAACAACTGCGTCTATAGACAACATCTCCGTCAAACTCGCAGACGCAGACCGCTCGGTGAACAACAACGGCCTGATCGTCAACGGCACTGTGACCCGCACCCCCGTGGCAACGGGCGCTGATCTGGTGGCCTACAGTGGGTTCTCTGGCAGCAACTACCTTGAGCAGCCGTATAACTCTGACCTTGATTTTGGGACGGGTGACTTCTGTGTTATGGGGTGGGTGAATTTTTCTGATTTTATTAGCTCGCAAAACTCAAACATTGTTGCAAGAAATGACCCAGAACAAGCTGATGAATGGGCGTTTCAATATGCGCTTGACTATACTTTGCGGTTCAGAAGTGGTGCGAGTGACATTGTTAATGCTGGCGCTCTTCCATCTGGGTGGGCATTTGTAACAGCCGTAAGGTCGTCTGGGGTTCTTAGTGTCTACATAAATGCCGCATTAAAAGGATCGTCGGCATTTACAGCATCGCTTACGAATACAACAGACAATCCTCCACTTCGTGTTGGAGGTCGCAGCGCAACTTACGCTGGCGCATGGGGCGGCTCCCTAGCCCTCCTCCGCATCTCAGCCACAGCACCCACAGCCGAGCAGATTGCCAAAATCTACGAGGACGAGAAGGTGCTGTTCCAAGAAGGCGCACAGGCTACTCTCTATGGTGCCTCTGATGCGGTGACAGCCTTGGCTCACGACAGCGACACTGGCTTGCTTCACGTAGGCACCTCGGCTGGCCGCAGCGTATTCCAAGGCTTGCGCCGAGTATCGAACACGACCACTGCGGTCGGAACTGCAATCAGTGCCAGCAATGGCCTAGTGGTCGAGGAGTGATCTGATGACTGTGTATATCGAAAAACCAGCAATCAACGTCCGTGAGAAGCTGGCAGAACTAGACAAGCCCACAGGCATAGCTGGTGAGGCAATGCTACGGGCTGAGACACCACAGGAACAGTTTAACCTGATTGGTGCAGGGCGTAGGAACCTGATTATCAATGGTGCTATGCAGGTGGCGCAGAGGGGGACTAGCGTTACAGGCGTTACTACATCGCAATATGGAGCTTGTGATCGCTGGAAGATATTGGAAGGCGCTGATGCAGTCCTTACTTTAAGCCAAGATACAGACGCACCTGATGGATTTGATAATTCATTAAAGATTGTTCCAACAACAGAAGATAGCTCTGTTTCATCTGGTGATTATGCTGTTTTAAATCAAACAATAGAAGCTAGTAGTGTAAAGGGCGCAGCAACAGGTACTTCATCTTCACGTCCGTTTAGCCTGTCTTTCTGGGTAAAATCAAATGTAACTGGTACTTACTGCGTTGAGCTTTATGTAAGCTCAAGCACCAATGTCTCCGCTGAATATACCATTAATCAAGCAGGTGTCTGGGAGTACAAAACTATTGATTATCCACCGTCTCAAAATGCGTTTGGCTCTGACAATCTTAGCGTTCAGTTTTGGTTGCTAGCAGGTTCTGCTTATTCCGGTGGGTCATCTGTAAAAAGAGTATGGTCATCTGGCGACAACACACGGGCAGTGGGGCAAGTAAATGTGCTTTCTAGCACTTCAAACTACTTCCAAATCACAGGTGTCCAACTAGAACTAGGCAAAGTCGCCACCCCCTTCGAGCATCGGTCTTACGGGGAAGAACTGGCGTTGTGTCAGAGGTATTATAACAGCCTTGATGGCTTAGTTAATTATCCAGCATCTGCGTATAGTGCAAATGATGTATTTTCTGCTGTATTGTTTCCTTGTGAAATGAGGACTAGCCCAACAGTAAGCATTAGTAGCCACGATGTTTATGCGACAGGCGCACTAAGGTCTGCTTCAAGCACTATATCTGCTACTAATGTGAACAACAGAATGGCAGCTTTTAGAGTTCAATCTCTATCTGGCGTGGCGGCAGGTGATGCCTGTTTGCTTTATGTTAGTTCTACATTGGATGCGGAGTTATAATCATGCTTAATATGCACACTTCAGAAATGGGCGAAAGCAACATCTACTGCCAAACCCACAACCACTGGATACCCCTAGACCCTGCAAACCGCCACTATCAGGAAGTGCTAGACGCAATCATTGCAGAAGGTGCAGCCTGTTTCGACGGTGAAATCCCTGCGGAACTACAAGCAGCGGCAGACGAAAAGCAGTTCAACCAACAGCTTGCAGACTACCGTGTAGCAGTGGCCCGACTAGCGCAGTATCGTCTAGCAGATGGTCGTGCAGAAGTCACTGAAATGCAGCCCACTGGTGAGCAGGTGTTCAACGAGGAGACTGGCGAGATGGAAGCTGTGATGGCGGAAGTCATTGTGCAAACAGCCATTGATCCGCTTGAGGCCACCGTTGAGCAGACCACCTACGACGATGAAGGCAACGCCACAACCGAGACTGTGGACAATCCGCTGATCGTTGCTGACGACGCAGAGCGTGCTGCTGCGCAGGCAGTGGTGGATGCCACGCCGCAGGATGTGAAGGACGCAGCATAATACATGGCAACCCTAGAACAAATTCGTACAGCGGCTGAAAGTGATCTTGTCACCTTTATTAAGCTTGCTGCACCAGAGCAAGTTCTAGGGCAATGCCACGAGGATGTCTGTAACTGGTGGACACGTCCAGATTCTAAGAGCCACCAACTCCTTCTGTTCCCACGAGATCACGGAAAGTCAAGACTAATTGCTTATCGTGTCGCATGGGAGTTGACAAAGAACCCAACTTTGCGTATACTATACATATCAGCTACTGCTAACCTTGCAGAAAAGCAACTTGGGTTTATCAAAGGTATCCTTACTTCTGAGACTTACCGTCGTTACTGGCCTGAGCATGTCAACGCAGACGAAGGTAAACGGACTCGTTGGACTAACTCAGAGATTGCTTTAGATCATCCTTTACGTAAGAAAGAGAATGTTCGTGACCCTTCTGTCTTTACTGGTGGCCTCACTACTTCCCTTACTGGCATGCACTGTGACATTGCAGTTCTTGATGATGTTGTTGTTTACGAAAATGCCTACACTGGTGAAGGCCGTAACAAAGTAAAAAGCCAATACTCTCTTTTGTCATCTATCGAAGGCGCTGATGCGAAAGAGTGGGTGGTAGGCACACGGTATCATCCTGCTGATCTTTACAACGATCTTCTTCAAATGACTGAAGATGTATTCAGCAAGGATGGTGACAAGATTGGTGAAGAGAATATCTACGAAATATTTGAAAGACCAGTAGAGGATCGTGGTGATGGTACGGGTCAATTCCTCTGGCCTCGTTCTCAACGCAAGGACGGTAAGTGGTTTGGGTTTAACATGCAGGTTCTGGCTAAGAAACGTGGTCAGTACTTAGATAAAGGTCAGTTCAGGGCGCAGTATTACAATGACCCATCTGACCCAGACAATGTTCCTGTTGGTTCTGACAAGTTCCAATACTACGAACAGAAGCACCTACGCCAGGAAAACGGTTACTGGTACTTCCGTGACAATCGTCTGAATGTCTTTGCTGCTGTTGACTTTGCTTTTAGTCTTAGCAAGAAAGCTGACTACACTGCAATTGTTGTCATTGGTATTGATGCTGACAATAACGTTTATGTTCTTGATATTGATCGTTTTAGAACAGACAGAATTTCTGACTACTTTGAGCACATCCTACATCTATCAAACAAGTGGTCATTCCGTAAGATGAGAGCAGAAACAACGGTAGCCCAGATGGCTATTGTTAAGCAGCTCAAAGAACTAATCAAGCAGCATGGTTTGTCAAT